CCTCGTTATAGGGAAACCCTCCCGATGCTGGCCACACTGTAGCACTCGCCCATGCTGGTATGTTGGACGAGGCATTCACCTGATTGGTGGTTGGTGATCGAGTGATCACACAAGTGGAGCCCATGGGTTTTTGAAATGGGTTATTCACATCCGACATTGTTCCTGTAACGTAACATCCAGCCTTTGCTTCCCACTGCCGCGTCGATGGCATTGCAATTGCCTCTTCGACAGTGGTTGGTGGTAATTCTAACACAAAGCCGGAATGAAACTTTGAAGGATTGTAGCACGGGTTGTCTGATCAGCTGACAATCTCGTTTTCGACGTCACCGTAGTGGTGACCGTGCTAGTTGCAGTACTGGGTGTCATTAACTGCAGCGTCGGATTTGAAGGGACTCGAAATACCGTACAGGTCCCACCTTGATAAAGTTGGGGTGTCACATCTGACACTTCGAATCCCACCGCAATGAGACGGAATTGAGCCGAGCAAGCACTAGCAGGCATAATACAATTAGGACTGTTAGCGCAAGCTGTGGAAGTGGTTGTAGCCCAATCCGTTCCGGAAGGTACCGTTATAATGTTCAAACCTCCATACAATGGCAACGCCGCATTTTGATTCTCCGCCTCTACCATCACTCCTCCAGCTACATAAAACATTCGTTTCCAAACGTCTTGCATGTTGGCGGATAGTGGATTTAGGAAAATATGTGCGTCCCACGTCGCCGCAGATGACGGCGTGGGTGAGGTCACGACAGTAGTGTAGGGATAACACTGAACCAAGGTAGATGAAGAATTCAAATCTGGAAAACCAGCAATTCGAGTAACAACATCATGAAAAGGATCAGTAGCGGTAACAAACCAATCAAAGCCTTCTTGAGTAATTTCACGATTATTCAGCAATCTTTGGACTTCAGCACCCGCCCGACGGGGAAGGGCTGCAGAAGCATTCTCTGATATCTGGGTAGACATCTCCTCTATTTTACGAAAGGTGCCAGTGCAGAATACCAGACAAGCTGGTACCGGATTCCTAGCATAGAGAGTGTAATCCGTGCCAACCATCCATTCGGCCATTCGCCTGAACTTGGTTGGTAAATCCTTGATAGCCTGCCACCCTGAGGCAATAGTTGAACGCCATTTAAAGACGCCAAGATTAACCCAAAATAAGGTAGGAAAATATAGCACAGTATGTTTCAACCACGCCACTAATCCAATTGCTATATCTGACAGTGAATTTTGTGAATTCAAAGTCACAGCCATATTAAAAGCCATGTGCAATAGTATTGCCGGCAAAAGTGGGATGCTCTGACACACGGTGTGCATTGCCATGGCCGGAAAGAAATTAACTAACCTGCCTGTGCTATGCATTACCATCATGTGTGCAGTACACTCCATAGCCATCAACACTCCTCGTAATAATGGGAATCGGTGACACAAAACTTCCTCCATAAAAGGTGAAACGATAATTACTAAAAACCGCGTTGGCACTTGTGCCTGCACATCAATTCCATGAATCTCTGCATCGATACTCTTAACGAGCAATCGCCGTAGGGATTGAAAAATGGAACCAAGTGCATCAAAAGCACTAGCGGTTGAGACATTCTGTACACAGGGGCCCTTCGTTGTTTGGAGGTGCCACACTGTATCTGTTGGTCCACGTTGCTTTATATCCGCTACAAAGAACGGATCAAACAAAACACTATGAATCCTTGCCGGCAACTGCGTGACGCGCGCGATTACGCGTTCACAATCCTGCACAGTAGTAACATCAACATCATATCTCTTTAGTAAAAAATTCATCGTCTCATCAGTTGCTTCACCCTCCTCCACAACGTGGGGGCGAAACTCGTCGCGAACCTTTCCCTCCAATGGGCTCGCGTCAATTCCTTCTGTCAATTGTAAGGTCTTTGCGATAATGGCTCGGATGACCGGGACGTGATTTACATCTCGTTTCAATCCTAAAGCTACAGCTCTGGCCCACATAGGTCCATCAGTCACAGAGGTTCGTGACCAACCCATTTTTGTTAACATACGCCCAATTTTCGGACCATATATCAACCCCCGTGAGCTTGGATAAAACCAGCCACTACAGTAGTCAGCCATCATCCAGTCGTCGAAAATTTGTATTTTCGGTAGCAAACCAAGTTGTTCCAGGATTGGTTCTATCGACATCCAATGTTGTCGTAACCAATTACATCCTAGAACATAATTATCGTCTCCACAAACCAACATGACCACTTTCGACAGCACACCATGCACCGTCTCAC